GTCGTAGGCGTCGTCGATGATGGATCGTATGGCGTCGAGTATTTGAGGGCTAATAGAGCCATCAAAGTTACTGTAGTCAGCGTCGAAAGCAATAGTGCCGACGCTGGCCAAGTATTCGTACATACGAGTCCAGTCATAGGATTCGGGATTCATGCCAACAGCGGAGAAGGTCTGACGGTGTGACGCGTAGAACGCTGCAACGAAATCACCACAGTACTTGCGGAATGTGATGACGTAGTCGACGGGTGGAATGGTAATGAGCCGGGTCTTGCCTTGCGCGACTTTCTCGACTGGTCGTTTTTCGTCTTTATACACGTCAAACCAGACTGACTCGATCCTCTCACGGGAGCCGAAGCCTATCTCGCGCATGTCGAGACGCTCGCGGAGGACACGGTCGGAGACATGAAAACTACCGTTGTTCATGGCGAAAAGATGAGTTTTCCCCTTGACGTTAGAGCGCATCTTAGCGTAGGGCAAGCCAGGTGACGTCGACATGTCGATGCCATGGCAATACTCGTCTTCACCAGAGCCGTTGATAGCTTCTTCTTCAGTCCAGAGTCGAAGGCGTCGGTGGTCGTTCTTTTCCATGAAGGTGTTGAGCTCGTAGGCCAGTGCGTGGGTGGCAGCTAGCACATCAGCTTCAGGAAAGTTGAGGGTTGTCTTGCCGAACTTGGGCACCGAGACAGCTGCAGGATCTACGCCAGGGTAGCGCGGATCATTGCTCGTGAGCATGGCAGGCTCAGTTTCGTGCTCGTAGGCTTGGTCAAAGATGGATGATTGTCGGAGAGTGGTCGAGCGCGGGCAGGAGGCACTTTCGGACGGGTGGACCCGGCCGTGCCGCAGAAGGGCAGTGGGAGGGACGTTGTTGAGGCAGTCGTAGTTGGAAATGACGGGTAAGGTGGGTCCAGTCACTCCGGAGTCGATGCGACTCACGACCTGCTCAAGAAACTCCCGGGTGATAATGCTCCCGTAAGCCAATCTGGAAGGGTCGGGTGCACCCCATCCTGCGACGTGGAAGCCGAGGAGGGGGGAGCCGTTGATGTTGTCAGGCTCGATGATGAGAGTTCCGCAATCTCCATCTCCAACGTTGGTCGCGTCGTACTCCAGATGAGTAGAGAGCCGGTAATCAACATTACCGTCTGAGTACAATAAGGCGCCCTTGCAGTGCACAGGGGTGGGGGCCATACGGTAGCCCAGACCCTCGTGCACCAACAAGGCCGCGTCGATAGACTTGCGACCAGCGATGGATGACTCGGTGTGGAACAGCGGAATGTTGTTGGGATATGAGTTGAAGGTAGCGGGTAGACGGTAAACACAGAAGTCTCTTGCGGGGAAATGAGTGAAGTCTGACTTCTGAGCATTGATAGCGATGCCGTTCACCACTACCTGCACCTC